AGTATATAATTACTATTTGCCATATTATATAATTATATAATAGACAAAAAAAATTTATATATATTTTATTTGTTTGATTGTGATTCATTTTCTTTTTCACGACCTAATTCTAAGTCCTCTTTCACTTCAGCTTCTACATTTCTTGTAATTTTTAAACAACAAAGATTTATTTCTGAACATTTTGATTTATAACAGTATTTTAAAGCCATTAAAACAAAACCAGATAAAGTTGTTAATAACAAAGCCCAAAAAGTCTCAGATAATTCAGTCATATATATATTAATAAAATAGATTATAATTATTTAAAAAAATATATAATCTAATAATATATATATATAAAATGTCAGCTTTATCTGCTTTAAATACAAAACCAATAAGTGCTTCTTCTCTCAATTTATATACAAAGAATCTAATTAGACTAAATGAAGGAAAAGAAATCAAAAATTTAAAATTTCTTAAAGATATTCCAGCAATCATTGATAAAATAAAAGACTACAAAGCAAATACTAGAAGAACATATATTATTTCAATTGTTTCTTTGCTTAAACAAGAACCAAAGTTAAAGAAATTATACGATGAGTATTATAAATTATTACTAGAATATAATACTACTTTAAAAAATAATACAGAAAAATCTGAATCACAAACTGAAAATTGGATTACTCAAGATCAAGTATTAGAAAAGCAAAGAGAATTAGAAAGTATATTACCTTCAATTATTAACAAGAAATCTATTACTCAAGAACAATATCAACAATTATTTAATCTATTAATATTATCATTGTATACATTAAATGCCCCCCGTCGCAATTTAGATTATTTAAAGATGAACATTATAAATAAATATATACCTGAAAATTTAACTGATAATAATTATCTAGATTTAACTGATAAAAAGTTTATCTTTAAGAATTTTAAAACAAAAAAAACTTATAAAGAACAGATTATTCCAATAGAAGACAATTTATTAAATATTATAAAAATCTTTTTAAAATTTCATCCAATAAAAAAAGAAATCAAAAAAAAACTACCAGTACCATTACTTGTAGATTTTGAAGGTAATCCATATAATAACAGTAATGATATTACAAGGATATTAAACAAAATATTTAATAAAAAAATTGGCTCAAGTATGTTGCGTAACATCTACTTAACTGATAAATATAGTGATCAGCAAAAAGAATTAGCATTAGATGTAAAAAATATGGGAACAAGTAAAGGAACAGCCGAATCAAATTATATCAAAACTGATTAAAACTAAAAATAATATATAATATAAATAATATGGTAAAACCAAAAGACAAAGAACTATATGATAAAATCAAAATATTAGCTGACAATATATATGAACATCCATCAGCTTATAAGTCAATGTATATTCAAAAAATGTACAAATTAAATGGAGGAGAATATATTGAAGACAATAAACCAAAAAAATTAAAACAATGGATAGATGAAAAATGGATAGACGTACATCCATTATTAAATAAAACCGGCTATCCGACTTATCGTCCTACTGTTAAAGTTAATAAAACTACTCCAAAAACAATTGAAGAATTGTCTTTGAAAAGATTAAAAGAACAATATAAATTAAAACAAAAAATAAAAGGTAAGAAAAATTTACCAAAATTTTAAAAAAACTAAAAAAAACTTACTTAAGTATTAAATGATATTTATTTATTATTAAAAATGAATAAGTATCAAAATGGAAAAATCTATAAAATAGTTTGTAGAGTTACAAATTTAGTCTATATTGGATCTACTATTGAGAAATATTTATCAAACAGATTAAAAAATCATCGTTCAAATTTAAAAACTAATAAAATTAATACTACATCTTCTAAAGTATTAGAAGGAGGAGATTATTATATTGAATTGGTAGAGCTATACCCTTGTAATAGTAAAGATGAATTGTTAGTTAGAGAGAGATATTATTTTGATATAATAGATTGTGTCAATAAACATAGACCTAAAAGAACAGAAGAAGAGAAAAAAAAACAATCAAAAAAATGTTGTCAAGAATATTACGAAAAAAATAAAGATAAAATAAAAAAACAAAAACAAATAAATTTAGATAAAATAAAAGAAAACAAAAAAGTATGGTATCAATTAAATAAAGATAAAATAAAAAAACAATATAAATTAAAAAAATTAAAAGAACAACAAAATCAATCATCACTAGCTTTGACTATATAACATTCTTTTTCTGATAAAATTGACATTGGAAATGTTCTAAAGATCGTTACCCATCTTGATTTTAAATTTTTAATTTTTTTAATTTGATTTTTATCTAAGCCAAAATAACTATCTAATAAATATTTCATACTTTTACCTCCCAATCCATTTGGAAATATTGTGATGCTGTGAGCTTCATTTAATATAATCTTTGTTGCTGATCCGTTACAAGCCGTGTGTGTTGTAATAATACAACTTGTATTAAAATGTCTACCTGTTTGTAATATTTGATTCATTATACCAAAAACTTTGTTTCTAATTAATTTTGACGATATTACATCAGTGTCATCAAATATAACTAAGCTGTCTTTAAAATCTTCAGCTAATATTTCATCATCGCAAAATTCATCAGTTAGTCTAAATCTTTTCAACCCTTTTAATTGATCTAAAGTTGAATCACTTTCTAAAGCACTAAATAAATAAATCTCTCTTTTTGGATACATACGTTTATACTCTCTACAATAATGTAAAGTATAATATGACTTGCCAGAGCCACTTCTTCCAGTAATATATAATATCTGACGTTCTGTATTTGGATTTGGTATTTGTTGAAAGACCTCACCATTTTTTAATTTAATTTCATTATAATTTGTTCTAGCTGTTTCACTATCATCTACAGATATAATAGGGGTTTGTTTTGTCTTCTTTCCTTCATTTTTTATAATTGCTATAGGTATTCCGCAGTTTTCTAGGTTCATATTTTGTTATTATAAATTACATTAGATTTTTTATAATAATATTTTTTTAAAATTATCTTTTAAATAATTATAACTATAATTATTAACTATATCGGCTAATTCATCTCTAGTATTAATAATCATTTTTTCTAACTTTTTTAATGATGTTGTTTTAAAGAACTCATCGTACATTAATTCTATACCTGCATCTTGAGACCATTCTTTTATCTTTTCTATATTATATAATATATCTTTTAATTTTGGTTTTCTAAAATTTTGATTCAATACCACCAACAATATATCAAACTCGTTTTTACATTTATTAATTAAGCCTACATTAGAATTAAAGAAATCTATTAATTTAATTAACTTTTTTTTATTTTTAGATTTTTCTCTCATTAATAAACTAAATAATCTTTTTAGTACTTTCCAGTAATTTTTCATATATAAATATTCATTTAATGATTTTTCTATTCCTAACTCTATATCTTCATTATAATAATTTGTATCTTTACCAATTTTGAAATAATAATTTTCTGAAAACTCTGTAAATATACCATCAATTAATACTATCATATCCATTTTAATTGTAGATTTTTGCAATAATGCATCTTGAAATGTTAACCCATTATTAATACCTTTCATTATATCATTATAAGTCCATCTAAGTGGCTCTCCATCTAAACCAATACCACATTTAAAATCTGTAATAAAATAATTTTTATTTTTTTTGCATGTGCTAAATTTCTTTTTAAAATAATTGTAAATTTTATCTAATACATTTTTATTAGATTTATCATTAATAAATTCTTGTAAATCGTAATCTGAATTATATTTTATTTTTGAAAGAGACCCAGAACCTATTACTTGATATTTACCTGTAATTGTTAATACATTAAATACATCTTGTATTTTTTTAGGATAGTCTTCTTTTTTTTTTATTTTAAAATAATTTGCCATATAATAATAACTAAGATTAATTATTATTATATTAAATTTATTACATTAAATATTTAGTTTTGGTATGGTGCATATAATTATTGTAAGGAGAAGGAAAATGTAAAAACCCAGCACCTACAACAGCATCACTTGATTGACCAGTACCTATACCTGATACTCTTTTTATATCTGTCTCAATTGTTTTAAATAATTCATCTAAATCTTCTGTTACATTTTGGTATACACGATACAATTCAGGATAATCTCTATCTGTAATTGCACTATCATATAGTAAATCATCAAATCCTTGTATTGAATCTTCAAAATCTGCTATTAATTTTGAATTTAAAAATTTACTTAATGATATTTTTGATAAATAAAATATATTTGGCCTAATATAATCTTCCCACAATGATGTTGCTTGTTGAGCTAAATTTGAAATTCTAGCTAATTCTCTTGCTAAATGGATATTTTTATATTTATATTTTGATTCAGATTTAGTAGAATCTGTTAATGCTGATAAACCATCATCATCATCAAAACTTCCTACTTCTTCACCAATTAATGAATCACCATCACCACCATCACCACCATCACCATCAGAGTCAGAATCACTACTATCAGAATCACTTTCAGACCCTGCTATAGTAGCTATATCACGATTCCACATTTCAGACTCTTCAGATTCTGAATCACTGTCACTATCAATACTTTGACCTACTGGTGCTGAATGTATTTGTGATCCTCTCACAACACCTGATGGGGAGGAAAAGTTATCTCTTCTAACTACTCTAGCATATTGTCTGCTACTTCTACTACCACCACTTACACCAGCTCCAAAAACTCCACCATTAATATAATCTACAAATAAGTCTATCAATGTTGTAAGTTGTTTAATATATAAAGTAAATTGTGATAATGATTTATTCACTTCACTTTCAACATTACTTTTTCCAGTATTTTGGTTTGGAATTAAAGATTGTTGCTGTGCTAATTTTGCATCTTCTATTTTTTTTAAATTTTTGTTAATAATATTTTTTACTGTCTTTGATGCTCTAAATATAGAATTTGGATTATTATCTAAACCTGATTTATTATTCATTATATATATATTAAAATAGATATATAAAAAATTTACAAAAAAATCATTATAATAATTATAATTAATATTTTGAATTAATTTAATTTACATTAAATGTTTGCTAAGTTTGTGACGTCTACCACCACTGGACGCACCGCCACTCAGAACTCCTCCAGATACACCACTTCCTTGAGACCCAGACATCATATCTAGTACTGGAGTATTTTTCACTCCATGGTACTTCAATATTTTTTTAATAGCACCAAATCCACTACTATTTAATCTACCTCCGACTAGCCTTTGATGAGTATTGAAATCCATACTAGCTTCATTTTCTTTAGTTTTCAATACAGTAGCTTTATCAAGAATACCAGTATATATAACAGATGTACCCTGTTGTGTTACAAACAGGCCATCATTTTTAGTAATGATGCAAATTTCAGGTACAACATTAAATGCGTAATTATTTTTAACAGTAATATTAAATTGAAATGAGAATTGACCTAAACTTCCACAACTTAAAAATTCTGGAAGACTAAAATCAAGAGCTGGGTTTAATACAAGAAGACTACCGGTTGGAGTAGCAGTATTATTTGGAGATCCATTTACAAAATTATTATTATAACCTTGCCATTCATAGTAAGATTGAGCACATCCATTTCTATATGAAATATTATACAGATCTTGAGGAGTAGCAGATGCAAGAAGACCAGATTGAGAATTGAAATTAATACTAATATTAGAAATTGATAAAAAGGAAGAGGTATTTTGATAGGTTTGTTGTGACATTGGAATTCGTACACTGATGAGTATAAGACCAGGAACTTGATTCAGTTGAATATTTTGAGACGTAAGAGTAGCACGAGCATTTGGAGCTAATACATCAGCATTTGTAAATGTAGTTAGATATCTAGGATAATCTGAGTATGGTACGATGCATTTTGAACTGATTTTAGAATATTGTAACGAAGTCAATGTTTGAAAATTAAAAAGCAATCTTGTTGATGAGAATGCAGGTAAATTAAGAACTCCATTGCTATAACCTAGAGATATACCATTCGCTGTAATATAATTATTTGCTGATCCTAATAAACGTTTGCAACTATTATCTACGTTACAAACAATAGACATATTATTAATTCCAATCAATCCAGATCCACTTTGATTTGATTGAGGCATGCAATTAGTGAATGGACTAAGAGCTAAAAATGGTTCGGTTACAGTAAATGAAAGTCCAATAATCCAAGTATCAGCAAGATTGGTTGAAACAATTGATGCATCAACTCCTCCTCCTGCAAGGGTGTGTGCTACTCCTAAAAGAGTAACTGGATAACTACCTCTTGGTTGAAAATCATTATCATATCCATTATTATTTAAACTAGCTAATACATTGTTATTAGAATTAGCTATTGGTCCAACAACATTTACAGCTTGAGCAAAATTACCCCATTGACAGTCAGGCATTGATGGAGTCATACTATTATATCTTGCTAGTTTTCTATTATCATTCATTCTTAAAATCATTGGTAAAATATCTTGCATATTTACAGATGTACTGGCGTTGTTGATTGTAGTTTGGATCGTAGTAAAGAGCGAAGAAAGAGGAAACGCTGACAACGCCTCCGTCAGACCCCAGTTGATGCAATTTTCACCAGGAGGTACGTTTGTAAGATTAATTGTAAAGTTAACTGTAGATGTCATTAATAAATGTCTATCAATAACAATACTTTCCGATGGCACTTGCACGTTCCATACAATTTGTGATGAACTTGCTGATATAGCTTGAAATTGTGTATAAGTACTAAGTGCAGGACCACTTAAAACTCCAAATATTTCTTCATTAGTTAAATCATTAATAGTGGTGCTCTCAATTAGAGCTGTTTTAAAATCTGGACGACTCATTGTATTTATATATATAATATTATACATATAAAAAAAATATAAAAAAAATTTAAACATCAATTATATCAATTATATTATTATTATCTTTTAAAGTTTTTTTGTTAATATAATTTCTTATATCTCAAAATTAATATTTACTAGCTTCATTTATTTTCTTTTTAGCTCCTAAAATATTTTTTATAAAAAACATTTTCTTTTCTAATTCAATCATATGTAAAGGTAAATTTTTATCTAAAAAATCAGGAGTAGATCTTTCTAAATTAGTAATTTGAGTTTTTGGCATTATTATATATAATATCTTATAATGTCTTATTCTTTAAATAACTTTATTTTAAATATAATTTACTAACTTCAATTTTAATTTTTCCCTATACCTGCTCCAATTGTATGTTTTTTTGTAAATAAAATTTTAACAGTAGCAGTACATCCTGATGATAAATAAAATGGCACTAAAGAACCGAGACGATCTTTATAATATACTTGTAGGTCAAATGTATTTAATGGTCTATTTCCTAGCAATTCAATATAACGATACTGAGCTGTAGGTTC